TTGTACTGATACCTATGCTGGCGCTAACTGCTCCTCCGGTTACCGACCCTACGATATTCAGTGTTCCAGAAGACGAGAACGTGACCATAGAGCTGCTGGCGGTGGCGCCAGTGTGGTTCAAGGCAGACGCCACGCTTGCCGACGACCCCGGCCCAAGGCTTGGCGTTGTAATCACTGAGGTTGTCGTCCCTCCTTGAACTACCCCATTGGCATTTGTGCAAGTTAAGTTACACCCGTTAAGTAGTGAAAACGTGCCGCCCACTACGATACCGGCGCCGGTTGCATTGCTGATCGCCTGCACTGTGCGAGCGTCGCTAACTAAAACAGTGTTCCCGTTGGCAAACGCTACATCACCAGGGCCGGGAACTACGCCGCCAAACCATGTAGCCGGCAGGCTGAAATCACTGTTTGACAAGATTGCGCGAATGTCAGCCATTGGTTACACCTTTGCGTTGATGAATAGCTGGGCCGCAAGCTCTTGCGCCGCCAAGAATCGCGCAAGGCTCAAGTCTCCTTCTTGCGCAAGTTTTGCGGCAAGGGCTATTGCGTTAGGAAAGACCATGCTTGATATGCCTGCTTGCAATATCTCCGGCCCGCCCGGTCCGTCTCGATACGGGAAAAAAGTAACCGACATATCTAAAACCATCTCTCCGTCCCTTGGATTCGTTGACTGAGCAAAAAATACGCCTAGCTTGTCATAGGTAACTCCATCAATCACTGGCGGCTGTGGGTTGGTGATGGCCATGGCGTCAGGAGTAGGTGAGTGAAGCGCGATCCGTCCAGGCGCCAGAGCCGGTGCCTTCAGTTAATTTTGCGCCAAGAGCCGAAAACGTAGTCCTGATAATAGTCCATCCGGTAGCGTTTTCGGCAGTGCCAGCAGCGGCCCTACCATTGTAGATTGTCGTCGTAGCGCTGGCGTCGATTCGGCGGGCCAGGGATGCGCCGCCGCCGGCTGGGGTCTGCCAGGCGATCGAGCCATCGGCCTGCCTGGTAGGGACTTGCCCGGTCGCGCCAGAGCCGCCGTCAATAAGCAGGCCCCCGCGCAAGTCTACGGATGTACGAAATTCCCGCGCCATCAGCCGATCACTACAACGCGATAAGCATTGCTTGCGATTACTGACGCAAACACCAGTGCCACAGCATTGACGGAGGTGCGCTGCACATCAACTTCAACATCGTCAAACTGGCCGCTATTTGGAAAAACGCGCACAATTACGTCTCGGGTATTCAGGTTGTGCGTTACCGTGTAAGTAGTAGCGCTGCCGTCTCCAATGTTGGCAGATACTTTTTTGAGTAGTCCTGAGTAATTCTTTAGCTTTAGCGGAGTGATAAAGCGAGTGTCGTCGAGTCCTCCGTCAGCTTCGGCTTGTGTTGCAATCTCGGCAACACCGGGAGTTGTTTCACTGGCTGATGGTGCTGAAGTGCCAAACACAGCCCAGGCTACTGCCGTAGTGCCTAGCGTTCCGTTTGCGGTTGTCTGGCGATAGGTAGTGCCCGCGCTAGTACCTTCTTCGATGCTGGCGACAGCTTGCTCAAGCTCATCAAATGTCGAGCAATCCAGCGAGCGCGTCATCGCCGTACTCGCGCCATTCCAGACGTAGATGCCATTCTCGGCACCAGCGGTCTGCGCACGGACCAATACGCGGTCCTGTGATGCCATCGTGATCCCGTCAACGGCTGCGCCGGGACTGGCTAGGTTCAAGTTGGCTTGCGTGGCAACTCGGCAGGAGTCCTTCCAGGCAAGACCCTCAATAGCGGAATCAACGTAACTTTTTGGTACGGCATCGCCAGCCGCAGTTGGGCTTGGAAGATTGATGGGACGCGAGATTGACTGGAAGTCAAAATCGGTAAAAACCTTGCGGGCCATGAGAGTTCTCGGTGGTGAGTTAGATCAATCGGGCAAGGCCCGCAGTGGCTGGGCTCAAGGCTACCACTGTTTGGTTGACAGTAGGGTGTGACACCTCGCCGTCGATCTCCTGGCTGCCGGAATCGAGCAGCTCGACGCTAGGCCGAAAGCCTAGGTTGTGATTGATTGTCCAGATTCCGGCCGGCGTGAGCTGCTGGTGGACGTAGGCGCTGGTGCCGCCGCCCCCGCCGCCGCCGCCAAAGTTTGCAATATCTTGGACAGTTGCATCTACGGTCGTCATCGTAGCAGCGGTGCCGGTTCCCGCGCCTACGCCAATCGCCACAAAGATTAGGCCAAGTGTATTCGCGGTAGCGCCAATTAGCGTAAAGTCCGTAGTTCCGATACTCGCAATCTTGTACGGCTGGCCGAAAACGAATGCACCAGCCAATACGATCGCACCCTCCTGATCCATCGGGATTCGCTCGGTGCCGCTAAGCGGCAACGTTGCATTCGGCCGTCCCGAGATCGTGGTAGATTGTGTCATTTTGCCCTTTCGCTGTATTGTGGCACTGGCGGTTCCGGTGTATAGTGAGTGCCACGTTGACCGGCTTGATAGGTAAGCACCAGACCTAGTACAGTGACCAGTGTTCCGGCGATCCATTTTGCCGCATCAACGGCACCGCTCGCTTGCGACTGCTTGGCCAGTACGCTGCTATCAACTGCGCTTGTTCGTTCGGCAATTTTCTTTATTTCCTCCGTCAAGCCCGTAACTGATCTGTCCATTTTGTTGACGTGCTCTTTCAATTCTTCCCTGTCTTGCCTTCGTATCTCTTGATTTGCTGTATGCTCGCTGGACACTACGCCGGCAAGCTGCTGGACGGTCAGCTCAACCCGGACCAAGCCGTTCTCTAGCTTGCCGATTCGCTCCTGCTGTCCGCCGAACACTATGCAAGCCTGACCGTGCCCGCATAGCATAGTGCTGATCGCCGGCCACCGTCAAGGATCAGACGCGCTGCAGGGCCAGTGCTCCATCACCGCTCCAGAAGGCTTTAGCAATAATCGGCTGTTCGGGATCAGTGCAGTCCAGACTTACATCACCGATAACGATTGTTCCCGCTAGTCGGATAATGCCCGAAACAGTTGTCCTGAAAATATCGTAACCAGGAGGCAGTTTGTGCGATTGCAAGATAAGTCGAAGTTCAGCCTTTAAGTCATCGTCTGTGTTGCTATATGCAAAATCAAGCATTTGCCATGCGCTTTGCGCAGTGGCTATATCATCGGAGAATTGTAGCTTAAAGCTAAAATCACCAGTCCAATCAGCTAGGCCGCCAGTGCGCCTTTCGGCTTCGTCTGCTTGCGTTGTGCGGCGCAGCATGTCGCGCTTCATGCTTGCATTCCATGAAAATATGTTGGCGACATACTTTATGCCGTCGCCAAGATTGATTTGTGCTGCTCCATCAGAGCCAACAAGAACGGACATGGTTAAGCAGCTCTAGTGAAAGGTGAAGGGTTGCCCCGTGTGAACTGTAGCGCAAGGGCTGACTTTGGCAAAAAGTACAAAGGCGCTAGGCTATTGGAGACAGCACCATATTTACAGTAAGAAAGCCTTTTTCAAGCAGGAATGAACTTTCGCTTGGAAAGTAATACCATTCACTGTCAAGATCAATTAGCATGTCAGTAACTGCGCCTTGCTGGGTGGCGGCTGTTGTATTTAACTGAAAGCCTGGAGCAAGAATAGCCACGTTTATGGGTGGAACTATTACCGGAGATTTTTCGTTCCAGGTAGCGGCCACAACGTAATTAACGTTTGCGTCAAGCTCTGGGCCGTTAACAATATCAAACCAGCAATAATAAGGCGTCACAGTCGGAGTGGGGTCCGCAACGCAAGTGGCTGACGCTAGGAAGTCTTGCTGCCAAATGAGCGCAGGAGCCTGGGGGTCGGTAACATCCCATATCCCAACTGAGTGATCCAAGGTAGACGGCTGGTTGACGCCGGCCTGCCTTGGCTTGTAGATTCCTATGCGCGTAAGCTGTCGGTCAAAGTTTGTTCTAAAATAATAACCTAAAACATAAGGCCCACCTCCTACTTCTTCTTCGCGTGGAGCCGCATTGAAGCCAAACACCGGCTCGTCAGGCTCTGTCGGGTTTTCGATCGAAGGCCCTATCTCAAGATTTAATTCGTGGATCAGCTCAATCGTAACAGTAAAGCGGCCATTCTTTACTGATTGCATGACTGGCTCTTTTTCGATCGCCCACCTTATACCCGTAAGCCTTTTCCTAAAATCTACGTTGTCTACGCCTCCCGCCGTCTCTGCCGGCAGTTGGTCAAGCGGCCACATCCCGCAGCCGGTGGCCTTCCATGGCAACAAAAGCGCAAGCGCTTCTGCGTTGGTCATGTTTTCATAGGTTAGCCTCCACCTAGATTCGCTAGGCAGCGAGCCAAGAACGTCCGGGTATGATACGGACCGAAAGTTGGCGGCAATGACAGGGTAGCCAGGCAGTATCAGCTCCCAGTCGCTTGGAGTGTACGCCGGCAGCGTAAGCGTCATGTTGTGTAAATAGCTGCAGCCCTTAGTTTAATCGGTATTCTAACACTGCAGCGCCCTGCCTTAACGGCCTGAACCTGTGGCGGCCCCGCAAAGTGCCAACTTGAGCCAGGAAACGGCAGTGTCAGCATGGCCTTAAGCCCTCCGCTAGTGCCGGCTAGAAGTTCTTGCGTCAGCGGTATTGACGGGGCTTGGGAAAGCGAGCCATAGATTCCATAGTTATCGTCCCACACTGCGCAAAGCTGCTCGGCCTGCGTGTAGGTGATATTTTCCCACGCAAGCTCCATTCTGTCGCCTGACGGCTTGTTGCATAGCCCCCAGTGAACTATGCGCCCATTGCGCATCTTCATGCGCTTTTGCGGCCACTGGCCCATCGTAAACGTTCTGGTCGTTGGCACGATTCCTGGCAATGCGTTGATAATGTTCATAGCTCAATCGTCCAGTTAGCGTCAGTCTGATACGTTGTCCAGTTTACGCCAAGCAAACTAAAGCCATTTGCGTTTCTGGGATGATGAAACGCATCAATGGTGATAACTCCCTCGCCGTCAATGTTTACTTTTTTTATCTCATAAACACGCGGCTTGATCGAGTTGCTTCTTATGGCAAAAAAGCGGTTTACAGGAGAAGCCTTGCCATTGAGTACAGTAATTTGCTGCTCCTGCGGGTCGCTTTCCATGTCCCAAGTTATTGCGTTATAAGTTGCGTCACCCGCCGGCATCAGCCATGGTCGAGTCGAAACAATAGTTCCGTCATCTTGTATAAAGCCCTGAAAAGAGGTAGTGTAATTGATGGCGTCAAAATCCATAATAAAGAAACTGCCAGAGCGGAGCTGAGCCGCTAGTACGTCTGGCGTCGTCTTGAAGCTAATTTGATGATCGTGGATCGTTACGAATCGAATGTAGTAACACGCTGCGTCAATAGCCTGCTTGTAGTTCGTGCACCACTTTGAAAGGTCAAGCGTTTTGACTGGCGCATTATTGCTAGTGCTTGCCATCTTTACCATTGCCACGCGCTCACGGGCAAACAATGGAGCCTCCGCGCCGGTTGATTCTTCTCGCCATTTAACTTGCACAATAAACGGCTGCCTGGTTACATAGTCGATACTGTTTAGCCTAAAGGAGCCTCCTTCGATATTGCCGTTGTTGAACTGAGCCTTAATATCAAGTGGCGCATCGAACTCGATTGCTTTTCTGAGATAATAAACACCACCAAGGCGCACCACTTTGAGCAAGTGAGCTAACGCAGTTTCTGATGCCCAGTCCAGAATACTTAGCGGCTCGTCTTCTACTGCGTCATAAAAGTATTCTCTGTCTTGACACCATTGCGCTGCTTCCTGGAAGCTCGATCTGTCAATCTGAGCTAATTGCGTGCGAGGCGATGCGCCAAGATCAGGGCTTGCCATTACTTCGCGCAACCAGTCAGGCCAAAGATGGCTTGGCCCTTTGCTGTCATTGTTTAGCAGCCTTGGCATTTCATAGCCGTTATTGCAAAAGCCGCTGAAAGATGCAAGGCTGCTAATTTCCAGCGAAGCCATTATATTCAGTCCTACCGGGCAAAGCGATTCGTAGGAGGGAATAGCATCAAGGTCATCATAATAATTGACTTGCGCGATTTCGTGTTCTGGCGCATTGCCGACCGATGATTGCACGTTGTCATACGGGAATGCTTCCGCGAATCTCGCGTAGCCATCAAACATCGAATTGTAATCCCAGTCAGACCAACCATGGCCAATGTTTTGCGATGGCTCAAGTTGCGCTATCTTGCGATGGCTTTCTTCTGTCGGGTTGATGACGTATCCAGTCGTAGTAACAGTAAGCACGCCCGACACGCTAACTACTTCGCTGCCGCTATTCGTATCAAGCACCACGATCCTGCTAAGGCCGTCCCTGCGAATCTCCCAGCTTGATACGGGCACAAGCCTACGCTCCCACCTCTTGTAGGTAGAGAAGTTGGTGCGAAGGTAGTTGTAGACTTCCTCTCCTGTCACGCCGGCAACGGCAAACACTTCAGGAAACTGCGTCCAACTGGTTCCGCGATTGTCGCTGTACTCCAGCATAAATGCACTATACCTGAGGGTTTTGCAAGTAACTTCGCTGCCGCTACTGGTGTAGATCGAAACAGACAGTACCCCGCCAGCGGTATTGCCGGTCTGGTTAAGGCCAGCCTTTGCGTTTATGGTTTGTATTGTAGGCGATTCCCTGAAGCCCGTCATTCCGTTTACGGTTACGCCAACCCTAGACTTAATAAGTATCTCGCTTACCTTAAACGCTCTGACAGCGCCAACGGATGCTACTGCCATACGGAAAACCTGTGACGCCATCGAGCATGTTTTATAGCGTTCTTCGGTGCCGTTAAGCATATCCGATATGTTATCCTCGGGATCGTGCTCGACGGGTAAAATTATGTTCCCCGTTTGAGTCGCAAGCGGGGGCGGGTTTAGAAAGCCTGGCCCGACAAAAGTAACGCTGCCGGCCTTTACGACCCTAAAGATATACGACACCGTATTGCCGTTGCCTGCCGGCTCCTGCTCTGCATCGCTAACAAAGATCGTCTCGTTGGGGTCCGTTGAAATCCGTTCTTCCAGAATGGCCCAGCAGGTTCCAATTCTGTAAAGTTCATTAGGGATAAGTGCTGAGTCAGCAGCGTTCTGTAATGCCGCAACAGAAGACGCTATTCCGCTCATCGACTCTTCAAACGCAGCATTGTTATCGTTAATGCGCGAGTTTGATTGGTCTACCTTGATCACAGTATCAGCATTAGAGCTGCTGTGCAAAACATAAAGCAGATAATCACCGATACTAACGCTTTGCTCTGTGACTCCAAAATCAGAAGTGACCACATTTGCGCCATTGCGCTGACGCAATCCGCAGCGTGTTGACCAAATAATCTTGCCCTTATGAAGCTCGACAAGCGCCGCTGCGTCATCATCAGTCCGCACCTTGTCGCTGCTGCTGATCCTGGCTGTAATTGTAGGTTGGATTGTTACGGTAGGTCGGCGCATCATTGCATTGGGGCACCAGCCGTAAAGGCCAAATGCTCTACTTGTCGATGGCGTTTCAGCCATGCAGAAGGCTTGCTTGTACTGGCTCTGGCCAATGCTGACCGCAAAAACATCTTGCCCGCCATAGTTGGTAAAATTCCCAACATCAGTGCTCGCCTGCCTGCCGGCAATCAAGTCAGCGCTGGCTATTCTGCCGCCAGTTGGCGAATAATAGATACTGTATCTGGCTGAGTTGGTGATTGCGGCGCCAGTGTAAGTGTAGGCGCCAAGTGTATTATTACCTAATGCCCAGCCGGCGGGATCCCAGGCATCCTCGCTCATGTATGCAGAGCCGGCCAGGAATATAAGTCTCGCCATTTGCGAGCCCTTCCACGCTAGAATCTGTGACCAAACAAGCGGCATCGCTACGCGCACACCACCTAAGCCGTTTTCGCGTTTAGCAATGACGATTGGCACGAACTGCCCGATTCGCGCTGGTTCCTGGATCGAATCGAACCCAAAGCGCGGCGATGACCGCTGGTTGCTTGTAATTGGTGAGCCGGTCTTCCTGGTGGCAACAATTCTGGATTGCTGCTGACGCGGGAATAGCAGGGACGACAGCAATGTAAGGCCAACGGAAATTGCCAGGTTCACAAGTACCGGCACAAGCGGACCGCATACTGGCCCTTCTGCTGGCTTCTCTATCGACGCCTTAAGCGTAATCGCCT